CTATATCGACTAAGAAATTGTTTGTATCACCGTTTACTGATAAAGTAAAGATAACACTAGTACCATCTATTGTTCCTGCAACCACATTTGAATCACTACCTGAAGCACCTGATATCGTAATATTAGCACCAGTAGCGTCTGCTGTTTCACCTACATCTATATCTAGGTCGTTTGAAGAACCTACCCATATAATTGAGGCAGTTACAGTAGCACATGAACTAACTGTTCCTCCACTATCACAATTGAAATCTATATTGTTACTATTACCAGTAGTACTAAATGTACCTGTGTAATTTGCACCATTGATATCAAAAGTTAGTACATTCGAATTACCAATTTGGTCAATGTTAAAGTTAGATGTAGCACCTGTTACAGTTGACGCTGTGGTACTATTACCTATCGTATTATTCTGTCCATCTTGTAACACATCAAAAGTCAATGTTGCTCCTGATTGGGTTACATAGATATCATTTGCCAAAACTGGCATTGTAAACATCATCAAAAACATAACTATTTTAGTTATACTTTTCATCTTATTCTTCTTCCTTTTCTATTTTGTTTATATCACTAATCATAATTGAGGCATGACTAGGTTTTATAACCCATGCAATCAACACAATAACTAATACTAAAATACCTCTACTAACATTATCAATCATTTTATTCCCTTAACGCCTTGCATTTTCCATAATCCTTTATTTACACCCTCATAAATCATTTGAAGCACAGCGTGTTCTATTGTTGTTCGTATAGCATAATTAACTGGTTCATTTGTGGCATTTCCTGATTCAAACTCTAATGCTTTTGTGCCCATATCTAAAAATCTAAAGACATCACCACCTTGACTATAACTTGCAATAGTCTTTGTTGCTGAAACAGATAATAATATTTCACCTGTTTGTACGGCAACTAATCTCAATGAAACAGTAACCTGGTCTGTACGATATTGTTCTTTAATACCAATACCAAAGTATCTCGCACCAACTCCACCACTTGCAACATTACTATCATAGCCTACTATGCCACCTTCAACTATTAATCCTGCAAAAACTAATGGTTTTAAAACATTACCTGTATCTGTTTCACCATCATACAATTCTCTTGTTGACCTAATTAATTGTCTTTCTTTAACTAGATTGCCTAAACCTTTTCTTTCAACAACTTTAAACCAATCACCATCACTAACTGCCTTTAAAGCCATTATAACCCAAACATCAGGACCTTGGGTTACAGCTGTTGATAATTGTGAAAAGTTAGGATTAGGTTTTCTTTGTCCTGTTTGGTCTGTAAACTGATAAACTGCAATTGTTATTTGTGGTTGATTATCTAAATCAGGTATCTCTCTCAATGTTTGTAATGTTGTAGTTCCCTCAATAAAAGGTTCTGCAACATTTGAATATTGACTATTTTTTCCTGTTGAGGCACAACCTCCTAACAAACAAATTAATAATAACGCTGCTGCTACTTGTGGTATTGTTTCCATTAATTATATCCTAAAATTCAAAATCGCCTAACGGTACTGACATAGTGGTAACATTACCATTAGGATCAGTAATCGTTAATGTAATAATTTCTGTTGATGTATCTTTTACCCAATAAATTGTAGAACCTTCTACTGTAGCAGTGCCACTTGTAGGACAAGTGCCTGTACAAGAAGTACCAAACATATTGTCAACTAACTGTTTTGATAAGTTAGCATAAATTCTACTTTCTACATTTTTTATAAACTTGGCAATTGTAGTATTGTTTTCAGCTCTAGTCGCAGCTGCAGCCGCTGATTTAGCGTCATCTTTTGCTTCGTTTTTTCTATTGTGTTGTAATTGTTCAATAGATAGAACATGACTAGAATATCCAGTCCCGCTGAAAGAAGGACTGCTAAATTGATAGACTATTTCGCTTGCTGTAAGAGTGTTAGAACCCACCAATAACACATAAAAAAATGATACTAACACTACCTTTTGTAGTGTTTTCATACTTATATTTATATAAAATAAGTAATGGAGACAAACAATATGATATAATGTATCATCTGGTCTGTCCATATTGATTTCCAAAACATAGTGTTATTTTTTACTTGTAAATATTGAGTGTTAATTCTTGAAGTAATCCAGTCTTGTATCCAATGCAAGATTGCCATAAGTAATACCCACCCTAGCATATTATAAAATACAACAATGAAAGGTAAAATGTATGCCCCTACATGGGCAGATAACCAATAAGTTGATTTACTTTTTTGTGTTGCCATCTGCTCTGTTTGAAGAAGGCCGTCTCCTATCCAGTGGCAAATTATTATCTTTAGTATTATCGCTATTTCCATGCTGTTTCTCCTTATCATTTTCTTGCATTTCAAGTACAGTATTTAATTTTGACCTTAGTCTAATGAGGTCATTGTCGAGCATTCTAATTCTGTCAATTAATCCTATGAGCACGCCATTTGCTTCACCTAATTTTACTTTGACTTCGGTTGTTATGAAAGTATAAATGAAGTAAATGAACCACCCCATAGCCGCAGCTGCAACTGTGGCAAAACCATACTTGTCTATGATTTCTACAATGTCCATTAGTCCTTTCTAGCGTCTATTTTCCCATCTGCCCTAGAAATTCTATCTTCATCTGGTCGAAGTTTTAAGGCGTGAGATATCAGCAAATCTAATTTAATCATGTCATTGTTCATTGTCTTAATTCTATTATCTAATCCCATAATGATACCGTGCATACCTTGTACTTGACCAACTACTGATCCTAATATGTATTTGAGAATAATATAAATGAAAAGACCCATAATAGACGAGGCTGCTACAGGTACACCAAATTCAATAACTAATTTAAAAAATAAGTCCATACTCCTATTTATGCCAAAAAAAAGGGGTCTTTATGACCCCTTTATTAATATAAATTTTAGTAAAAAGACTACTTTTTCCAAAGCGCCCATAAAATACCTAGAGTAATAAGTCCAATAAGACCTTGTGATCCTAGGTCAGCCACGATACCGGAGATATTGTTGATAACTCCTAGTGAAAGAAATGGTACGGCAGAACCGAACACTACTTCCAACGCAACTGATAACCCTATTAGTGAAATTGCAACTGATGTTACATTACTAATAGCGTCCGTTATTGATTTCCACATAAAAACTCCTTATGTTTTATTTTTGATATCTCAAACTTCATCATAATATAATAGTAATATTTATATTAAAAAGGGGTTAGAACCTAACATCCTAACCCCCATATAGAGAAAACAGGTGGAGAGATTACTCTTCCTCAGCCAGTTTACTAAAATAAGATAGTGTTTCATCACTATCCTCATCTTCAACTTTTGGCGTAGGAGTATCTACTGCTTCTACTACTGCTGGACTAGGTGTAGGTGTTGACGGTGGGATTGCAACATCTTCAGCCGTGCCAGTACTTCTAACACCAGTTAAAACTTTGTCAAGTTTTGCTTTAAGCTCATCATATGATTTAAAGTTTTCGGGTGCCAGAAATGGTTTTAAGGGATACTGTTTATCCCATATTCCTTCGATTGCCTCGTCATTGTCTTTGATTGCTGACGGACTATCAAATTCTGATTTGTCATAATTCCAGTAACCATCAACTTTTCTGATTTTCAGTTTAAAGTTTGCACCTTCCCAGAAATCAAATGGGTTGATAGGTTTCTCATCTTCAAATTCAGGCTTCATCGCTTCAGTAATCTTATCAAAGATTTTCTTACCAAACTTAAATAGTTTTACTTGACCTTCATTCTCAGGATGTTTAGAATCATTAATGATTAATACATTTGCAATATAAGAGAGTTTTCTTTTTCTCTTTCTTGCAATCTCTTTATCTGCTTCAACACCAGAATTCCATAGTAAACTGTTTGATTCACTAATCGGACATTTCTTGTTAAGTGTTGTTAAACTGTTTTCAATAAACCACCCGCCAGGTCCTTGAAACGCATGGGACCATAATCTTGCCCATGGTAAATCTTCATCTTTAACTGCTGGTAAAAATCTAAAAACAGCATAACCATTACCTGATTTATCTAGTTCTGGTTTCCAGAATCTATCATCAGCATATGAGTTCTTTTGTTTTTGAGGTTCAGCGACTTTTGAAAGTTCGCCTATAAGTGTGTCTAGGTTAGACTTTGAGCGTTTTAACGCTGCGATACTTGTATTCATATTTTTATATCCTTTGTATAATTGTATTTGTATGTTGTCTGTATTAACGACATTATTATTTATATGCGAAATAGGTGGGACTATGGAATTACCCACAAGCAACAGACCGGATTCCATTTCCTATTCTGCCACAACCTACTCTCACCTGTCGGCGATTTGACACCCCTTGTTTTCCAAGTTATGCCTGGGTACAACCCCTGAGCAGTCAAGTTCGAGCCTCTGGTAAAACCCTCTTCCTTGCACTATAAAAAGAAGTTTATAATTCTTCTTTTGCATATGTCTTATTATAACATATTTGAGGTACCTTGTCAAGCCCCCTAATATGATTCATTATTCGGTTCTTCATCATCAGAATCTAGTAAGGATTTGTCACCAAATTTGTTGTATTTTTCAGACGCCACACTATGTAGTGGTTCACCATCAATTGTGATATTATGTCTTTGGGATGCCTTCAATCTCACTATTTCTGCTTGTAATTTTTTAATCTTATCATCCTTGATTTCTAATAGATGTTTCAATTCTCGTATCTCAATACCTGCTTCCATTACACTATGCTCTGCTGTAAATCTACCTGCCTCATCCATAATTACTCCGAATGGTCTAGTGTCAATATTCTGTTTCTTAATCTTGTTGCTCTATCGCCTACTTGATTTGCCCACCTAGAATCCATCATTTCTATTGCTGCTGTAGGCCAATCGCCTTTATTCACACCTGCAATAAATTTTTTGAATTGTGATAACCGTGGTGCTCCCATATTAAAGCACATATTCACTATCACTTGTTGAGCA